CAGGTGGCCTCACGAGGAACGAGGGAGGAAAGAGGCGACCTACTACGTGACGGTGCGCCACTTAGCGCCGAAGATTTGGCGCTCATGACCGGTTTTAGCGTGAAAATTTTCACAAGAGCATTTGAATTTTTCTCTAGCCAGAAGATGGGTTGGTTAGAGATTGTCAGTGACGAAAAAGAGCAAGAAAAACAAGCATCCCCCGGATGTCCGGGATCATCTCCCGGGCGTCCGGGAGACGCTCCCGCCCTGCCGGGATTGTTTCCCGCGCCGACCCCGCTGAATGGAATGGAAGGGAAAGAAGGGAAGGGAAGGGTGGAGCGGCCTCCCGGCCGCCCCCGGCCGACCCGCAGATGCCCGGAGGAGTTCACCCTGACACCCGAGCGGTTGGCCTTCGCGGCGAAGGAGGGCCTCCCGGAACCGGAGGCCAAGCAGGCATTCGCCAAGATGCGGGATCACGAATTCCGCACGCCCAGGGTGGACTGGGAGGCTGTCTGGCGCAATTGGGTGCGCGAAGAGGTCAGTCGCCGCCGCGGACCACCGGTGGCGCCAGCAAAGCCACCAGCGCGCAACGAGCTCCAACGCCTAGCCGAGTTGGAGCGCCAAGCCATGAAATCGTGACGGAGACATGCCAGCGACGGTTCACAAGATCGGAGTCGAGCACCAACGCTCAATCGCCCAGTTTTTTCCCCTGCCGTCTGATCCAGACGCGGAGCGCGGGCTTATCGGTGCCGTAGTCGAAGCGGAAACGCGCGGCGGCGCGGGGCCGGACGACGACGTGATTGCGCAGGTCGGTGGTGCTGGGATAGTGGACGATTTCCATCAGCCAGAATTGCGCGCGCTCTGGCAGCTCATGTGCGAACGACACAAGGCCGGACTGCGAAACGATGTCGTGTCGCTCTTCGACGCGATGCGAGAACGTGGGCTGAAGCTGTACAACATCCGGCAAGAGCAGCTGGTTGGCTGGGTAGCCGACTTCGCCGAAGTCATGGGAAGCTTTCCGTCGCTGGCGCTACGCTACGCCAACCAACTGCGCGAGGCAGCCACGCGTCGGCGAGCGATGACGCATGCGTGGGAATTGATCCAGCGACTAGGTGGCGACGATCGGCGGCCGTTGGTGGAGTGGTACGCCGAGGCCGTTGGTCCATTGGCGGAAGCCAGCGTGCCCATCCGGCCATCCGTGCCGTTGTCGGAGTACGTGTCCGAAGTGATCGATCACGCCGAGAGGTTGATCGAGAGGCGTGTGATTCAACGGCCTGGCGCGCCGAGTGGATTACGTGAGCTAGACCGCCTACTCGGCGGTTTCCGCGATGGGCATCTCGTCATCATCGGCGCGCGACCGAGCATCGGAAAGACGGCTCTTGGAATCGGCGTCGCAATAGCGATTGCCCGTGCCCACGGCCCCGTTGCGTATCTCTCCGCCGAGATGCCGGCTCGTGAGATAGCCGAGCGCATCATCGCGCAAACCTCTGGCATCGAGCTGACGCGCCTATGGCGCGGACCGCTGGGGCCAGCGGAACATCCGAAGTTGGTTTTGGCCGCCAGTGATGCAAGCAGCCTGCGAATTAGCGTCGATGACGAGCTGCGCGACTGGCCCGCGGTGCTGGGTAGACTCCAGCAACGAGTTGCGCAGGGATGTCGGGTCGTCATCGTGGATTACTTGGGTCTTATGCGAGTTCCTGGAGACGACCCAAGTTGGGAGCGCATCGCAACGATCACGCACGACGCGAAGGAATTTGCCAAACGGCACAAGGTGCCATTCGTTCTACTCGCCCAGTTGAATCGGCAGGCGGCGGATACAAGCAAGGCGCCAACCATGAACGAGCTGCGCGGCTCTGGCGATATCGAGCAGGATGCCGACGTAATCTTGCTCATACATCGGCCCAACGCGCAGAGCGCGGACTCCGACGAAGAGGCCGCGAGCATCATCGTCGAGAAGCATCGCGGTGGGCCTACGGGAGTGGTGAACGTGAAGTGGCGCAGATTGACGGCGCGGTTCGACGATTTCGATCCGGGGTACGACCCGCAGGCCGTCGAGGACGGGAGGTATGGGTGGTGATGAACAATGCACATGACTGGCCGCACTTCGACGTAATGCAAATGGCGGGACAGAGCGCATGAGTATCTTACCGGCGTTGGGACTGGACCGCGTTCCGAGGCGGCGCCCCGAGCAATATCGCATGATGAAAGTCGACAGCCTTTGGCTCCGGAAAACCCTGCGCCTATGTCGCAATCAGCAAGAAAAATTGGCGGTGGGCTCACTTCTTTGCGAGCTATGGCTCAGGATGTCGATAACCGGAGAGTGGGGGATCCCGATGAACAGAGTCGATGTCCTAGCGCATCTGGCCGGAATGGCGCCCGGGGCCGAATTCGAGGAGATTCTGCGGCGCCTAATAGCCATCGACTTCCTATTCGAGATCGACGGCCGCTACGGCATTCTGGACCACTACCACGAGCTACACAAACGCGAAGCTCGCGCTGCCAAGCGTCGCAACAGCAGAGGCAGGCGAAACTATCGCGTCGATTTCGAGAAAGAGGCCGCCCACCCACCGCTTCACAACAGCGCGCCGGTGCACGATCCGAAACTTACCGAAGCGCTCAAGCTCTGGACGCGCACCTTCGGGCCTACGCCGGCAGGTTCGGTTGCTAAGCGCTCGTTGTACCGAATCACGCGATTGGTCGGCTTCGAGCGCGCGGCCGATGCCATATCCACGTATGCGCAGTGGGCCGCAAGGCTACGTCGCCAACCGACGCCGGCAGAATTCGCGTCACGCTTCAACGACTGGCTCAAGTTGCATGACCAAAGCAAGCCCAGGCTTGACTTGTCAGCCCGCCTGCCGTACTTGCCGAGCCATGCCCCTGAAACACAGAATTGAGCCGTGCTACGTGTGTGGTGGTAGGCGACGGGTAGTCGATGGCGCCAGCCTGCGCAAAATGAGGGAAGCGGCCGGCATATCTCGACGAGAAATGGCGCGCCGAATCGCCTGTTCGCACGTCTACCTCGCCGATTGCGAGCGCAATCGTCGTATCGCACCAAGATACGTTATCGACGCATACATCAAGCTCGAACAGTCCGCATGAGGAGGCAGGCATGCAGCCAATGATCATCCTTGATCCATTCGCCGAGCTCCTGCGCGAGCGGGCCCGCCATGAAGAAAGCCTGGAGCTCCTCGAAATGTGGATGCACGCCGCGGCTGCGGTAGATGCCAACGGGCGACGGACCCTGTCTCGCTGCCGGCTGTGCGAGCAGCCGCCGCCCGGATACAACGTGGCCAGATTCAGGGCGGCTTGCCCATGTCGCGCCACACCTAGCGTCGTCGGAAACAATCGCGCGCGCCTCATGGTGAGGATCGTCAAGAATCAGCCGCGCCAGGCGGCCATGGCTATCGACCCACCCGAAGAAGAAAACCCGGCAGAGAGCTTCAGTCTGGAGTGAAAAAAAAGGTTCGCGATCATCTGCGCCAGAACCTTGGGGCGTTCGGACTCTACCTTGAGCCGTCCTATAAGCCGGCCAAGTTCCATCATGAGATCATGATCCCAGCCCTCGAAGGGTTGGCGAGCAGGCGCGGTAAAAACAAGCTGGCGCTTTTCGTTCCCCCGGGTCACGCAAAAACCGAGTGGGGAACGCGCAAGTTCGTCCCGTGGTATCTAGGCAATAACCCCGGACACATCGCCATGACGCTTAGCTACTCGGACATTCTGGCGCGCGACTTTGGCCGGCGCATTCGCGATCTGTGTCGCCGCGAAGAGCTCCTGGAAATCTTTCCAACTCTAGAGCTGGAGAGCGATTCACGCGCCACGCACAATTTTCAGACTGTCGGTGGAAATCGCTACTTCGCGACGGGCTTCAAGGGCATCATCGCGGGGCGGCGCATCGACTTCCTGGGGATCGACGATCCGGTGAAAAGCCTCTCCGAGGCGCGCCAACTGGCAGTCATGAAGGAGCGCTTCGACGTTTATCGATCCGTCGTTGACGCACGGCTCAACCCCGGGGGCATCGTCCTGATGAACCTGACGCGTTACTGCATGGGCGATTTCGCGGACATGGTAATGGAGTACGAGGGCCACGAGTGGGAGGTCATCACGCTCGCCGCGGAAAACCCGGACGGCACTTATCTCTGGGAGGAGCGCTTCGGCCGCGCCCACTACGAAAAGGTCAAGCAGCGCGACCCAGAAATCTGGTGGTCCACATGGATGCAGCAACCACAGAGGTTTCATGACCAGTTCTTCTCTCCGGAGTGGCTCAACTTCTACGACCCGATCAAGAATCCCGTGCCGCGCCACTTTGCCAAGTATATGTTCGTCGATCCTGCGCTATCGACCAATTCTAGCGCGGATCGCACGTCGATCGTCGTGATCGCTGCCGGCCCAGAAAGGAGACTGCTCGTGGTCGACTGGGTTTATGATCGCATCGATCCACTGGTGCGCGCGGACCACGTATGCCGCCTAGTTCGCAAGTGGCAGCCACGCCAACTCATCTACGAAGAACTAGGTCTGGCCTGCGACACGTTTTATCTGTACGAGCGCTTCAAGAAGGAGCGCATTGCTCTGCGCGTCGAGGCCGTCGGGCGGCGCGGTCCGCGCGCCAACCTGACCAAGCAAGACCGGATACGCCAACTCATTCCCGAATTTCGGTCTGGCCGAATTTGGTTTCCTGAGCAGCTCATGCAGAAATGTCACAACGGTGAAACCATCGACGTGATCAAGACCTTCATCGAGGAAGAATACATTCCCTATCGCGGCGAAGGCTCCGTGCGGCACGAAGATGGTCTCGATTCCCTCTCGCGGATTCACGAGCCGGAAGTGCGTTTTCAGCACCAGGCCGCAATCAACACGATAGAAGTCAGGCCGCAGCGCGATCAGAGGCGGGGGTCGTGGGAGGCTTACATCTAGCTTACGGGAAGAGATCTTCGGGGATGTGCGGCAGAGCCCATAGGATGTCGTAACGCTCCCAGAGGTGCAGCAAGCGCATCACTTTGATGCCGCCAAATTTGTCCAAAAATACTTCTGGCACGACCAGGGCGCCGCGTGGAAACATCACGAAGTAGACCGGCGCCCGGGGGCCGGGCGGCATCTTCACGCTCCAATGCGTGAAGTCGCCCCATCGCGGCGCCCAGTGGTACCGCCGGATCCCCTCTGCGGCGCGCCGTCGCCGCTTGCCGCGAAAATGTGGCTTGGTCATTTTGCGCAAACCCAAGCGACCGTATCGCGTGCGTTGCGCGACCAGAGCGATGCCCCATTGCACGCGCTGGTGTGCATCGAGCCAGGCGACGTTGCCGCGATTCAGTGGGTCGTCAACGACGCGATGTCCATGAAACACCAGCGCCGCCAGTAGTCGCCTGAGAAGATAGGACGAACTGCAATCGTGGCGGCTGAAATTACCGCGACCGAAAACGAAGTAGAAAGAGGCTAGCGTTCGCAAAAACGAGTATGTCCGCATGCTCGTTGACTTGGCTTATACCGCCGGCATGTGTTAGACGCGAGAGCCGATGGCAACGACACCGCTCTTCGATGCGACCAAGTCATCAGTGGAGGTCGGCGACAAAATCGACGAAAGCCGCGCCACGAACGATCGCCCGGCGCCGATCCAGCCGCCGTCGCGTGGTGAAGAACTGCTGCGCTGGATCCTGCGGGAGGTTGCCGCACAGAATGATGCGCGCACGACGTTCGTCAACAACGCGCGCGAAGCCTATCGATTCGTTGCGGGAGATCAGTACGACGCCGAAACGCGCCGCGTCCTGCGCATGAATAAGCGCCCGGACACGGCGTTCAATTCGGTTCAAAAGTTTGTGCGCTATGTATCGGGGATCGAGCGTCGGGCCCCCCGCGCGCTTCGCTTCGAGCCAGCGATCATCGACAACTTGCAACAGCAGAGCTTCGGCGAATACCTGACGCAGGGTTACGAATGGGCGATGTCTCGTTGCGGGGGCTCCTACGAACGTTCGCGCGCATTCGAGGATCTGCTCATCACAGGTATCGGATGCACCGAGACGTACCTAGACAAGCAGCGCGACCCGCGCGGCCTGATCCAGCACGTGCGCATCTCGCCGATGGAGTGCATCTGGCCGGACTGCTCCGACGAGAACCTTCGCACCACCCGCTGGCGCGCCCGCGAGGCGGAGGTGGATAAGGCCGATGCGATTCGCCAATTCCCGAAGTACGCGGGATTGATCGAAGCAATAGGCGCGGCGCGGGAGCAGCGAGCCTTCCCGCCCGGGCCATCGCAAATCTGGTACACGGTGGACTACATCGAGACCGAGCCTATCGACAAAGCCCGCAGAGACCCGTCGTTGCGCAACAAGGTCAAGTTGATGCAGTTTCAATACGTATCCGACGAAGAGGGCCGCTCCTTTCGTGATCCGGTCACCGGCGAATACGTCTGGATGGACGAGGAGGAATTCCGCCGCTACGAGCGCGAGCTCCAGATCCTGTCGCCCAACGTGCGCATACTAGCCGAACGCGCCAATCACCGAGTCTATCGCAGCGCATACGTTCTCGATCGCCAGTACATGCTGGGGGATCCGAAGCGACTGCCCGGCGATCGCTTCACCCTCAACTTCATGACGGGCCACTACGACGAGGACTCTCGGCAATGGTATGGCTTCGTGCGCTTGCTGATGGATCCGCAGCGCTACGCGAACAAATTCTTCAATCAACTGATCGAGATTATCGCGGTGAGCGCCAAGGGGGGTGCCATCGTAGAAACCACCGCTTTCGACGACAATGCGCAGCGCGACGCCTTCAAGCAAACCTATAGCCAACCAGGGTCGGTGAACGAGGTCTCCCACGGCGCCCTAGCGGAAGGCCGCTTCAAGGAGAAGCAGGCCCCGAGCATTCCACCGGCGACGATGACGATGCTGGAGTGGTGCATCAGATCGATGGAGCAGGTCACCGGCCTATCGATGACGAGCCTTGGCTTGGAGAGCGCCAGTGGCGGGGAGATGCCGGCGCAGATGATGCGCCAGCGACAGCACATCAGCCAGGTCCTTCTCGCCCACGAGTTCGACTCGTTGTCTCGCTATCGAACCGAGGATGAAGCGAGGACCATCGCTGCCTTCCTGGGATTGATTGCCGATGGGCGCCTCATTCGCGTGGCTGGCGACTATGGCCCGGAAACGATCAAGCTGCTTCGGGAGCCGTTCTCCCTGGAGTACGATGTCATTATTGACGACACCGATCAGGACCCGATGCTGCGCCAGCAGTATTCGCAATTCCTAATGCAGATCGCTCCGCACTTGTCGCGCATGGGCATGTTCGTCCCATCGATGCTGAATTACTTGCCTTTCCCGGTGAAAGTCAGGCAGGAGATCATTCAGGGGATGATGGAGGAGCGCAAGCGCAACGAGATGGCGGCCCAGATGGGAATCAACCTGCACGGACGCGGGGCGCCGAAAGATCCGCGCGAGACGCAGGCCAAAATCGACAAGCTCAAGGCGCAAACGCAGCTAGAGATGGCGCGCACGGCGGAGATCGTTTCCGGGGCTCGCCGCGAAGATATGCGCGCTTCTACCGAAGCCAGAGAAGCGCAGCAGCGAGCAATTCTAGAAGCGACGCGCCAGGACATGGAGCGCAGCAAGGCGCAGGCCCAGCTGGTCACTGACCTGATGGAAATCATCACCAAGCACCAGGAGCGGCTGGCCAAGCAAAACAGCGGGAGGAACGATGGCTGATCCATTCGAGGAGATGGAGCGTGCAACGATGGATGAATTGGCGCAGCGTTTTCCGGCGCATTCGGCCGAGCTTACGCAGCGCGATTCACAACCGGAACCGGTGCAGCGCGAGGAAGCGCTCGACGTAGCCGATGGTGAATTGCCCGCGGCGCAACCGGCCGAGGGGGCAGAAGATCCAAGCAGCGCCGCAGGCGCAGCGCCGGAGCCGCCTGCGCCCGCCATGCCGCCGGCAACCGAGGCCGCCACGGGGCCGCAGGCAGAGCAGCAACAGCAGCAGCGGCCGTTGAGCTGGAAGCAGCTCCGAGAGATCGAGCGCCAGAAGAAAGCAGCCGAGCAGGAGCTCTTGGCCGAACGCGCCCGCGCCCTTGAGCTCGAACGAAGGCTTCAGGCGATTGAGCAAGAGCGGCTGGCTCGCGAGCAGCAGCCCGGCTGGCAGCAGGAGGCGGTCGAGGCGGATCCCATCGAGCAGCAAAACCAGCGCATCGCCCAACTCGAAGCGCAACTGGCTAGGCAAGCCGAAGAGGCGGCGCTTGCTCAGCAGGCCGCAGCGTTTACCCAGCAGCACCCAGATTATCCCCAGGCGTTCAATTTCTACGTCGAGCAGGAAACGCGACGGGCCCAAGAGAGCGGCGAGCTCGCCGACGCTGCGCTCAAGATCCGACAGAGGGTGCCGCAGATTGTCCGACAGGCCGCTGTACAGCATGGCATCACGGAGGACGAAGCTTCTCAACGCATCGCCTTTGAGGTGCTATTCGAGGAGCGCCGGCAAAGGCTCATCAATGGCGCGCGGGTTCTCGGCCGCAATCCCGCCGAGGTGGTTTACACGCAGGCGCAACTCATGGGCTGGAATGGGAACGGCAACGCGCGCAATGGAGCCGGCGCGGCCCCTGCCGCCGCTGTCTCGGCGGCCGAAAGGGTGCGCGCCGAGCAGGCCGCTACGGCGGCATCATCGGTGCAGGCCATGGCGCGCACAGGTAGCGCCCCGCCCCCGCGCATCCAGAGCCGCGCCGACCTGATGGCGATGGACCCAGAGGCGCGGGCGGAGTACATCGAGAAGATGGATCGCGCCGACCCAAATTGGCATACGCGCCTAGCGTAGCAGGGAGAAGGCCATGACGAAGCGCTGGATACTGACAGTCATTGCTCTGTTGTTCCTG